GGATGCCAGCATGGATACGTTAATCTGTCACTTAAAAATGTTGGCGCGATGGTGGTTGACAAATGAAAATAACGTTTAACTACACAGCAGAGATAAGCGACGAAGCAAAGTTTTTGGCACAGGACTATGATGGAGGGGTATGGGAGTATACAGAATCTCCGAAGATAGGGCCAGGACACTGGAATTCTTATGACGACGAGGCCTACGTGGTACTTGCTATGTCAACTTCAACTAGCGTTGACAAATGGAAAGAAACACTAATCGACCTAAGCGTCAATGACTTTGAAATTGTTGACGGTGTTTTGAAGGCGATACCTAAAAATGAAAACAAAGCTGTGCCTTAACTGTAGGTTTTGGGATAACGAAAATATTACGTTCGTGAAAGTTCGACGAGGAGAAAACATTAAAATGTCTAAATGTAAAAATCTTAAGTCTGATTACCCAATTACTAAAGCGGCAGAAGGAGAGAATTGTAAAGTTTACGAGGAAAAATCATGATTAAATTTATACTAAACAGATTTCTGTTCTATGTTTCAAACGGATGCGCCGTATCAAAAGCGTGGAGAATGGCCAATATTGTTGCGTTCAATCACAAGTACAATGATTCTAATTTACCTGAGTTTTTGCGGAGGCAGGCCTAATTGGTGATTATTAATATCTAAATAGAGGGCAAAATGGAATTAACGCAAGGAAGATTGAAAGAATTATTGTATTACGATCCTGACACTGGAATATTTACTTGGGTAAAAAAAGCCTTCCAAACAAATTACAACAGGATCGGTAGCAGGTACAATAAACAATGACGGAAGAGGGAAACTGTATATCAGAATACGAATATCAGGTAAAAGATTTGCCGCTCATAGATTGGCGTGGTTATACTACCATGGGGAGTTCCCGAAAGAAGAAATAGACCACATTGACGGAAATGGGTTAAACAATAAACTTATAAATTTAAGGCAGGCATCTAGGATAGAAAATTCTAGAAATAAGCGCAAGCAATCTAACAATAAAAGCGGAATAACCGGAGTATACTTTGCAACACGAGAGTCAATGTGGGTGGCAAAAATACACATAAACCCTAAACTATCGCGTGTTGTTTATTTCCATACAATTTTTGAAGCGGCGTGCGCAAGAAAATCAGCGGAAGTAAATTATGGTTATCACAAAAATCATGGAAGTGATAGGCCATTGTAAATATTTAAACCGTTCTAAGAAGCATCACCGTGGAATATTGATTTATTAGCCCATGCCCTTTTAGCTTGCGGCAATATACTAACACCGATCCATCTTTCCCATGCTAATAAGTAATGTCTTTTCTTCAGTAATCCGTTTCTAAACTTCGAATTAGCCTCTTCGAAGCGTATCAGTTTACCACTAAAATCATGGTGTGTACGGAAGTAGAAGTCATGCTTTATGCACTCATCAACGCAAATATCCGGAACGCCGCTGCACCCATCTGAACGTATAAACCAGCGTATCTTGTCGATATCTTCGCGAGTAAGTTTCTCTGGATCTGATGTTGACAGGCTTTCTATAAAATCAATTAATTCGCTTTGCATTAGTTAGCCACCGGAATTTTATTTATTTCCATTTCACACAAATTAGCCAGCTCAATTACTGTTTGCGCAATTTCTCGATCAATCCCATTATCTTCGCTTTCTCTGCTGCTGTTATCGTTACTTGTCCCGGGCATGGTGTTGATACTACAACTTGCCTTGGTGCTGGTGCGCTGCAAGCGCTTAGTAAGATTATCAACATCAGACCGCAAATTGCTGGCATGATTCGCGTAAGTTTTGGTTGCATTTACTAACCTCCTTGTCTGTTCTTCATTTTCTTTTCTTACTTCTGCTTCTTTATCTGATAATAACTTTGCGCTCTTTGCCGCTGTCTCCGTATCACGTTTTTCATATTTGCCCTCAGTATCTTCTACTCCGGATTGATAAATTGAGTGATGCAAGTACGCCAAAGATCCAACAATTACCAGCGCTATCGCAGCGTATATGCCTAATTTAATTGCAAGTTGTATTTGTGCTGGAGTCATAATTTACGCTCCGTAATATCCAGGTATTATATCTTCGTCGGTCATGTCTACTCCAAATTAAAAAAGGGGCTTTCGCCCCAATTATTACGCTTCTGCTGGCGGAGCGTCTGGTACGATATCATCAAGAGCCTGAGCAATTGCAGACAATCGGTCTAATGCCGCAGATGCATCAGCACTAAGATCAGCATTACGCAATACTTCCAGCTGCGCGTTGATTTCACCGGATGCTTTTGTTAATTGATCGCTAATTGCGTTTAATTTTTCTGCGATTTCATTTTCTTTCATGAGTATTTTTCCAATTAATAATTCTTGCCTTTTTTGTCTCAAAATTATCTCAGCAAGGCAATTAAGCATAAGATAACGTGTTTTTGTTTTTTCTTTCATAGGCTCTTATTTTATCAGAAAATGATAAATAGCTAAACCAATTGCAACAACTGGAGTAACTCCAGCAGCTATACCAGCCACGAATCCGCACCACTCTTTTACTGTATCGAAAACTATGTATTTATTGTTAGTGCGTCTCATTGCAGGCGTATATTGAGCCATGTCATCTACTTGATTCTTGAATGATTGCAGTGTTCTCAGTATCTCTTCTTGCGTAGCCCCGCTCTTTGTTTGCGCGTCCAGAGTGGCTTTTAGAGTGGTGCTAACACTTATCATTTCAGCATCAGATTTTCTGCGATGAGTTGATGCTAAATCGTGACTTCTCTCGCACTTTTCCTGATAATCTTTTAGATGTGCGATATCAGATTTGATTGTCACGACATCTTTTTCTAATGCATTTATGGAGGATATACCTGTGAGTTTCGGCCACTCCATGTTAATCCCCTTATTTTAATTTGTATGTGATAAAAGTCACACCAATACTATTGGCGGTATATTCCAAAGTTGATATTCGTGCAAAATTAACGGGTTCGGTACTGGTGCTGATAGATAATTATTTGCAGTTATTATCCGTGTAAACGGCAAATTCTGCACACCATATAAAGTGCTTTTATTTAATGCCGTGGCCGCCAGCATGTCTGGAGTAACATTCATAATAACACTAAACGTTCCTCCGTCAGGCTGTATAGCCATTATCAGACGGCCTCTCGCTCGGTTAAAATACACATAGCATGTAGTCTTAACCCCAAGTACGGCAGTTACTCCACTAAAATTACGATAGAATGTAGCGGTAGAAGCTCCTACACCTGGGACATTTGGGTAACCATTGGCGTTGTCATCAATAGTTCCAGACCATTCGTTAAAACCATTTAACCCATTTAGCTCTAGTTTTAACCTAAGATCACCCCTACCATTAAACCCGCCGTATCCGCCAGTCTTAAATTCACTAATCTCGAAGAAGAATCCTGTAGCTGTGTTACCTGCTTGAAGATCAAGCCCAAGCGGAATAGTAACTCTAGTAATAGAGCATATTTCGTTAATGTCATTAGCTACTGCTTGTGCTGATGATCTAGTAAAAATAAGTAACTCTTGTGGGTTGCTAGACCCACTACCTGTAGCTTGTCTAGCATTACATTGCAGTGTTAGATTACCATCAGTCAAGGAAGGTGAGAAATAAGTTGCAAAGTCAGTACCATCAGCTAAAAGGTCTGACTGAGATATTGACTGCACCTGAGTGGTTGTACTCGATCCCCATAAAGCTTTGATATCAGTTGATAGGTCAAATCCAGTACTCGAATCTGAAGTATCAGAAAATGTATTAATCCAGTTCTTAAAAGTTCCTGAAGACGTTGGAGTAGGGTTAAGTGTAAGACCAGTGAACCGCGTATGAAATAGCAATTTCGGTGCATTTGTCGCGGTATTGCACCAAGGCGCAAGAGCATCGAACCTTGACATTATGAAGCTACCCACTCAAGCTCGTACTCTAGCAGATCCAGAGTATCTGCTGAGTTCTTAGACCCATTAATCGAAAGTATCATCGCACTAGCGATATTAAAGTTAGTTGTCTGCTCAAATAAAGTATTAATGCCACCAACACCAGTTTGTGCAACTACAGAATTGGTAGTGAATGTCGTTGCGCTTGTAACTTTAATCTGCGAGGTTGAGCCAGTTTGAATTAAATCCGTAATAGCGATAGTGCCATTCCAAATATACGCGTCCGAATTAGTGCCAGCAGTACCTAAGGTAACTTTATGTGAGATTGTGGCATTAGCATTGTGTTTCTGAGTTCGAAATGCAAGTCTTAGCTGATCTCCTATGGCAAGTATATTCGCCGGTATTGTAGGCGTGCCCATGCCGGTATTAAAATTATAACTTGTAGTACCAGTGCTAGTATTCAAGGTTGGTGTTGATAGAGTACCGAATGTGCCTCGAAACATAAACCCTCTCCCAGATTGAGGAACGTATCTGGTCCCATTGCTACGAACAATTATATTGTTGAGCGTGGTAATCATAGCCCGGACGCTTGGGTAAGTGGCAGCAGGAAAATCTGCTTGTAAATTAGCAATGGTATCGTAGATCAAATACGGACTTACAAGCTTTCGTTTGTTTGTCGCAGTAGGAACTATTTTCCACAAAGATGGCTGGGAATCTGTATCGGAATAAACGTTGCTTACTTCCACATTTCTTGAAACTGTTAAGTCAATTGTGGCATCTGTTTGGAACTCTGACAATGTATATGATGCGACTCCTTCTATCGGCAGACCTGTAGCCGGGTCAATTATCGACCCATTAATGTAGTAGAGAAGATTTAATGCCCTGCGTATAAATCCTTTATACAGAATTACTAGAACCTGAAAACTTTCATTCATATCATTTTCCTTATTCGTAAGTTCCAGAAGCTCTGGCCGTCCAAGAATTGCTAAAACCACCTGATGGGCCTGTTTTCCACAAAACCGTACCGTCAGCTTTAGTCTCTCGCATTATCGCCCAAACCGTGTCTGTATCGGCAGATCCGCTATCGGCGAATCCAGTATAAACATATGTTCCAGTATCTTCTGTTTTGCTCATCAACTGCGATAAGCGGACCCCTTTTGGACTTACTATAATAGTCATTATTTTTCCTTAAATATTGTTAACTTTTCTGACACTAAACAGAGACGTGAGTGACGATGTTGAGTCGTTTGAGCCGTCATCGTGCTGTCTCAATATATCACCAACCTCGCAATAAATAATCACAGATTTCTCTAAAGTTGGATTGCCTGTATTGACTGAGCACAGCATCTTTCTATGTGCTGCAGTTATGTTGGTGATTGCGGTTGTAAGCTGATTGCTGTTTTTTGACACTCCAACAGTAACTCCAGTTGTTGCTTTTGCGTCTCTTGCTGTGCATTGATACAATCCAGCAGTATTAATCAGATATGATTCTCCGTCTGTTACGCTGTCAGTGTAAGTTATATCTGTGCCGGAATTCTCCTCTATTACGCTGTGTCTGCGTATTTTAGTGTTTGTTGATCCGTAACCAAGACCTGCAGTAACAGTTACAACACTATTCCCCACACCAGAATACAACGATTCCCAAAACGACGTGGCAGAAGACGGTATATTCCCCATATTATCATTGGCTTTTGATCTGTATAATTTGCCGTCAGAATACAAAGCTATAATGTTTTGTGCGTAGGTTATATTAGCATCCCAAACCCTGATAAACTCTACCTCACTCCAAAAGGTTGTGTTAGCTGCTGTAGGGTCATTGCCCAAGTTGTTATCTGATGTTGATATGTAATAAGCGTTATCTGACCCCACAACAACATCAGGAATCTCGTATATTCTATAATCTTTCCATGTATCAAAATTGGCGGTGCTGGAACTTCCAACCGGGTCTTTGACCTCAATCTGAACGTCATCGCCATCTGTCAAAATAGCCTTTGCAGTTCCCTCAAAGAAGATATTTGGTTGCCTTCCTGCTCCAGTTAAAATAACAGGATTTGTATTAGGTATTAATAGAGACTCATCAGCATAAGTATTTTTGGGTGTTGTTGTCCCGGACTCATAAAAATATATCTTGCCGCTTATTAGCGGATCTCCAGAATTATCAAAATACTGAGTTCCTAAACTTCCAAATCTTGACATTATTTTTCTTCCTCAGTAATTTTTGATACAGCAACCGGAACCCCGATTGCTGAAGCGATTGCAGGAAAATCTCTCTCAAACGATGAAATAACTTGCTTGTATGCTGGCTTTGCGTTCATCGCTCTGCGAACAGCCCTTTCATCAGATCCGGCTTTTACTACGTATTGCACGGCATCCCGAAACGCTGCCAGGCCTGGAATGCTCCCTGCTCGGTTAAGGATATCCAATATTACCGGGGCAGATCCTTTTGGAGTAGCTGCAGCAGCAGGTGACATATCAAGTGCCGTTTGTTTAAGATTCGATAATCGTGATAGCATTTTCTCATTGCCTTTAAAGATTTCTTTTAAGCGCTCTTCACCAAGATTATTAAGAGCTTTGGCGAATTGATCGCCGCCAACAGTTTCAATTCCATTAACTTTTCTTGACGTTGATTTTAAAGATGCATCAAGAGCATGTAATACTGCTGATGCTTGCAAGTCACTGATAGCCTTTTGTCCGCTTGCTCCTGAATTTCTCAAACTTTGCATTGTTCTTTGCAGTGTTTCAATGCCAGCATCGCCATTTTTTAACAGTTCTTTTATAACCTTAGATGATTCAATAACAGGCGTTACCCCATCGCGCTTAACGTCGATCAAACGTCCAGTTATCGCTTGCGGTGAAAACTCAGTTTTCATAGTGCGAACGATACCGCGAGCCTGTGACAATTGATCTAGTGAGCTTTTGCTTGCAATTCCCGCCGCTTTTATCTGCTCATCAACCATGTCCATTTCCGCATCAAGAGCAGACTTTATTGGCCCTGTCATGATTGATGCTGCTCCGGTTTGGTCTGCTCTCTCAATATTGCCCAATATCTTCCGCAACCTATCGTGATTGCCGACGGTTAATTGTTGTGGATTAAGTTTGGCCTTAGCTAATAATTCCATTGAGTCATCGCTTTTATCAACACCAAAGCGAGCAAGAGCAACCTTAATTTGTTTCACTGCTTCCGGTGCTGTAATTGATAAATCTTCAATGGTGTTTGCGTCCGGCACAGCGGCAGATATCTTGTCGGTAACAATCGGGAAATTCTTTATCTCTGGAGATGATTCTGCAACGGCTTTATAAAGCGCATTTTTATCACTTCTGAGCATTTGTTTGCGACTAGATAAAGCCTCCTTCACCGAATCACCAACATCACCTGGCACGCCGAGAGAATCTACCAACTCATTGACCTTGGCTTTAAAAGCCTCGCTTTGAGAAAGTTTAAGCTGTCTCAATGGCTCTGATGCATCGTTTCCAGCTTGCTGTAATAACCTCTGCTCAGATGCTTGCTTGCTAAAATCTTGCGTTATATCTCCAGCAGTAGCAGGTATTCCTTGATCTGCAAATCGCGCTGCACGAGTAGCTTGCTCAGGATTAACTCCTTGTTTGTTCACACTTGCAAATGCGGTTTTTGTAAGATCATCAAACGAAGTTCCGGTTTTATCAAGAGCCGCCTGAAGCTCTGGAGTTGGAGTTCCCTGAGGCGTTAATAAAGGGCCTTTTGGCTCCTGCCCTAATTTTGCGAATACCGCACGGCCAAGCTTACCAAGCAAAGGGATGACAGCCTCAATACCACCTGCAACAGCGCCACCGACACCAGCGGAAGCCAACGTTTCAACAGCGTCGGCTCCTTTACCATTTGCCAATATTCCACCCTGAGCAGCCCCTAAAATTGTTGATCCAACTATCTTACCAGCTAATGTTTTTGCAGCGGGAATTATAACTTTACCTGCCGATGTTGCAAGACCTGCTCCAGCGATAGGCGCGGCAGCAAGAAATGGCGCAGATTCTCCGATTATCTCTCCAGCATTTGCGGCCAAGCTATCTTTCGACAACCTTCCGAAAGCTTCTTTAGTCAAAGGATCTTCCTGTGCAGCAAGCCCCACACCACGAACCACTGTCATCATCCCTCGTCCTGCGCCGACCAAGCCCTTCTGAAACCAATTCATGTCGTTGTTGATTTGGTCTAGCAGTTTTGTGTGAGTATAGTTAGCTTGCTGCTCGGTTAGGCGTGGTGAAAGCATATCGTAATTATTGGATTTTATACCGGCCTCATCTAGCAAGTCTCCACCAATCTTTCGCACATTGCCGCCAATGCGTTCACTGGATTTACTTCCCAATTCATCAAGCAAATCTGCCATTAGTATAATGATCCTTTGATGCCAAGTTGCTGCGCCACATCCTCTGGAGTTGTTCCGCGATTCTGTGCGGTTTCATAAAGTTCCGCTATAGATACATCTCGTTTTAGCGATGGAGAATTTACTTTACTTCTCCATGCCTGGTTAAGACCTTTCCCGTCGCTTTTGTTGCCAATGTAATCCGCCCTGAATTGATTAAATCCGGCCTCGAATCTAGCGACTTTAGCAGCGCCACGGAGAAATGATGTTATTTGCTCAGGGCTAGCATGCTCTTTAGGTAATCCTTGCATTGCATTCTTAATGTCCGCATCTGAAGCCGCTCCAGGCGGAAGGTTTTTTAATACCTCAGATAGCCGGACTTGATTAAACTGTCGCTTGTATTCTGACACATCATCCTGAGTTCCCATTATAGCCTTTAATGATTCCGTGGCATTTGCTTTTAAGCCACCCTGAATTTTTAATTTCTCGAAATCATTGGCCAGCATATCGAATTGATTAGCTTTTTTCTGAGAATCAACAGTTTTTTGACTGGAATCAAGCATAACCTTTTCAAGGCCTGCTGACATTTTATTGCCCATCCTGCTTTCAGCTTGCTGCTGTATATCAAGCGCCCTGGAACGTAATGCCCTATCTGCTGCCCTGCTATTAAGATCGGCAACTTGCATAGGGTCTTGCTTTAATCCTTGCACAGGGGATGCCGTAGCCTGCCCTGTTACGGGATCTGTCGTGACTAGCTGGCCGTTCACTATTTGTGTTTTTGGTAAGTTTTGTTTGGCTTGCGGAGCAACAAATCCTTCAATAGGAGAGGCCGTAGCTTTGCCTTGCGGACTTACGGTCACTGCTTGACCGTTAACAATCTGCGTTTTTGGCTGCGCGGATTGCGGCAATTTCAGCAATCCTGCTGCTTGCCCATAATTCACAACTGCTGACACGTCAGCATGAGCGCCTTCTATGTCGCCATCCTCGATCTTTTGTAAGACTCCCATCGTGTCACTTGGATCTCCTCCAAGTTTGCGTATAGCTGACAGACGATTGATTAGCGTCGCCCTTGCGGCAGGTATATTACCCGTTTGCAAGTTTTGTTGCACAGTGTAAGCGTCTTGCAATAAAGCCATCTTTCTGCCTTCGCTCAACTGCTGTTGCTGTTGTTGCTGAACGTGCATAAAATACGGCCCTTGACCAGCAACACCGGCACCAAAACCCTGCAATGCGTTAGCTATTTTTGAGTAAGTACTTGGCTGATTATCCATAATCCCTCTATGCAAATGCCATCATCGCTGTTCCGATACCGGATGCCGCCTGACCTATACTACCAAGAATGCCTTGTGTTTGCTGTATACCTGGGACACCCTGCAATCCAGCCACCTGTCCGCTTTGCGTCATTCCTAGACTTGAGAGTAATTGAGCAAGTTGCATTTTTGCGTCAGCATTTCCATTTCCTGCTCCAGCAAGCAATTGCGCCAAGTTGCTTCCGCCCTGATTAATAATGTCAGACACTCCTGACCCTTGCTGGCTATTAAGTGCAGCAAGCTGCTCACCTGCTCGGGTTCTTCCAGATGCCAATGCATTGCCTGTGTTAAATGCGTAATTAGCGGCATTATTTCCATAGTTATAATTATTGTTTGCCATCTGCCCGGTAAGGTTAGAAGATATATTTAATCCATTAAGACCTGAATTAGATATTTGCCCTAACCTATCAAACTGATTCCCGAAGTCTTGCTGCGCGAATCCTATACCTTGACGCTGTAATTCTTGCAAAACTCTACTGCCACCAAGTCCGCCAACAGCAGAAGCATTCCGCAACACCGCCTGTTCCCCACGGTCTTGTAGAAACTGTTGTCCAGGGCTTGAGTTATAGTTTGCGAAGGCTTGCGCCTGAGCTTCAGGCCCAAGTGCCCCAGATAATGCGGCCTGCAAATCAATAGCAGAACTTCCAGCTTTTACAAACGGATCGAGCGCTGATATTCCGCTCTGCAAAACCGAATTAGCTTGTGTGTTTCCTTGCTGCAAAGCATCAAAAGCACCGGTTAACCCGCCCTGCAAAGCAGCTTCAGACCCAATCAAACCTGTTTGTGGTGCGCCGGGCACAGATGTTTGCGTCATTGCTCCCGGGTCTGTATATCCTTGGCTAGCCAAATACGGCATTGCATTTTGATTAGCAAATCTAGGGTCGTTTGGGGCAGCCGCCTGTATCTGGCTTAAACTAACGCCATTTGCATTTGCAGCAGATAGTATCTGATCTGGCGTAAGATTGGGGTTAGAAAGAAACTGACTGATATCATTGTTTGATATTGCAGAATTTCCAGTGCCAAATATTGTTTGAGCCATTATCTTGTATAACCTTTGCTGGATAAATATGGCATTACTGATTCGTTTGTAAATCTTGGATCGTTAGGAGCTACAGCTTGCAATTGACTTAAGCTAACTCCGCTGGAGTTCATTTTAGACAATATCTGCTCAGGCGTTAAGTTTGGATTTGAAAGAAAATTACTTATATCTCCTGCTGATATAGATGCATTTCCAGACCCAAACATATTTTCAGACCGCATAGGCTGAGACAGTGTATTATATTTAGTAAGCAAATCTCTCATTCTTAATTGATTTTGAGCGTTCAGTCCGCTTCCGTTACCGGTGACTGAAGATATAGCTCCTGCCGGGTCTGATATGTAATTCGATGTCTGAGCAAAACCAGGAGTTTGTTGCAAAAGCTGACCATACCATTGACGGTCAGCAGAACTCAGCCCTGGTATATCACCATTGGCGGCAGCCATAAGCAAATCGGCATCCGTTTTGATATTAGCGAGTTTGTTTTTTGTCTCAAAACTTCCTCCGGTTAAAGCCTCTGCAATAGTTTGATACTGAGGAAGTTGTTGGCTGCTAAATGATGTGTTTGGCGATATTGTGTTAATAGTTGGATCTCCGCCAAGTATTGCTGCTTGAGCCGCCGCATTGCCTGACGTAAACGCATTTATTTGGCCGGGTATTGTTTGGCCCAAAACATCAAGAGCTCCCTGATAGCCTAGGTTCCTTGAATTCTCGGCAGCAGGAGCAAGACTCAACAAATCGCTCCTAGCTTGCGCTCCTTGTGTTTTTATGAAATCTGTTGCAGCAGCATTTTGTGCTGCCTGACCTTTTTGAGCGCTGCTGTCTTTCCCGCCAAAAATTCCTTTGACTATCTTGGTCATTCTATTTCGCTCCTAGTAGCTCCCATCATCCACTGATCAACCAAATTTCCATTCTTTTTATAACTCAATCGATTAATGCCTTCAACAATGAACCCAAATGATTCGGTGAACTTTTTCACGTTGTCGTAAATTGATGGAATTATTGCCACAATCTTTTGATAATCAGTATTGTCTACAATCCATTTTAGAGCAGCTAGGCCGGATTCTCTGCTAAACTCTTTGCGGTATTGCGGTAACACATGAGCATGTATCTGTAATGTAACGCTGTTAAGTGTATGCAGGTTATATATCGCAACCACTAAGTCATCATTCTTTATTTCAAGCCAGCACTCACTAATTGTATCGACGACGAATCCTTCTTGAGTATGGTCTCCGTCCTCGGCAATACAATCCCATATCACAGGATTAAATATCACTGACTTTATTACGTTTACGTCATATGTTCTATCGCAAGTTATCATACAACAACCCATCCTTTTTTCCTGTCCCCACCTATGTCTGGGAGCATCTTTCTGTAAATTACCGGAGTTGCCGGGATTGTTTCATCAACATAAACGCAGTATTGCGGAGCCTCAATTACTGCCTCGGGAGATCCGGTTGAAACAATATTTACGCTATTTTGTAGCTGTAGCAGATATCTTTGAAAATGAGGAGAAACCGTGCCATCGCCATTTATTATGGGCAACCCAACATTGAGTTTTATTTGATTTTGTGGCATTTATACACCGATAATGTCAGCCGTAAGCTGTAGTATAACAGGCTTTACTGGGTCTGATAGAGTAAATCTCAAAACAAAGAATCTTTCTATTCTGCCATTCCTTCTCCAGATTGCTCTCTTGCTGTATTCGCCTATTTTACCAATTGCTCTGGAGGTTTGACAAAACCACGTTTTCCCACCGTCTTTGCTTATCTCCATTTCAATAATCGGATCAATCGTATCTGAGTTTCCTACTCCAGACTCCACGGTTAACTCAATCATTGGTATAAACATTGGACGCATGTTGTTTTGAAATGGCTGGGTAGCTATCACTCTCACAATATTGTTGTTATATTCAGTGTGAACGTTTGAATCAAGATATCCTACCCGGCCATCCAAAGTATCAGAAACCAAAACTTTACCGTATGCATTCTCAATAGAATTCACCCTATAAGTTATATTCTTTGGTACACCGAACCCGTCAGTTGACCTTGACTTTCTTTCGTGCCATCTTCCTGATGCTTCGTCGTAGACTATTGTGGTTTCCGGCAACGAGAAGCCTACAAAATATGCTCCCTTCTGAGCATATGTCAAGGTAAAAATATTACTCACATCAGCAGCGGAAAGTCCGCTTAAAAGCGTATCGATAGCAGTTGTTGATATCTTCTCCACCGAATTACCATTCAGTCTCCATATTGCTGGATATTCTCTCTTTCCGGCGCCAATGAAAATAAATGAGTTGCTTGAACTGGTAACTCCAAACTTTGAACTTAATCCTTTTTGGATAAATAAACCTGACCTTTGAAAAGGGAAGTCTGCGCTGCCGATATTTTGGTACGCTTCAATTGTTTGAGACCCAAAAATATATAACTGATTGTTGAAAACAAAAGGCGAAACGATATCATCTGGATCTGATTCTGCACTGCCGAAATCAAGAGCGTTGTATGACAACCCGTCATTAAGCGATGACACAATAAATTTCTTGCTGTCTGTTGAAAACAGAAAATACCCATCGATATAAACAACTATTTGAGGCTGGCCATTTGCTTTAAAATCAAGATCGGTTATTTCTTCAAGAGTATCTGTTGACTCCGTGTAAATATATCCTGAGCTGACCAAGCCTGGAACAACAATACACATTTGATGACCGTTGTCTGCAATCGATACCCTTCCACTTCCAGATATCGCACCAATTAATGTTAGAGTTGAAAGATCATCCTCAAGTCTGTATAAGCTATTACCGTTTACAAAATACGGCACTCCAGACATCACATGTGAGCCTCGGTTCTTTTGATTGTACAGGCCAGATGTAGCCAACTGTTCAATACCTGGAATTCCGATTAGAGTTTCTTTGTTTAGAACTTCTGCATTTTCAACGTTAGGATACCAATTCACGCACTGCTGAGCAGATAGCGGTAAGCTGTCGCTTATATAAAATCCGTTAGCAATCGGAAGCGTAGTAACAGTCATTTTAGGCTATCCTTATTACCGCATCAACAACAACCACTCCTGTTGTGTCAGTATTATCAGCAACCCAAAACTCAATGTAATCATTAGTCGCAAATGTTCTGTTCCAGATCATATTGTAAATAGTAGTTATGGTGCTAACGTCAGATGCTGTTGATTTTGTTTCGGAAATAATAGCTCCGTTAACAGCAATATAACCGCTAACTGATTTTGTTGCAGATGACGGGCTTATTGATGCGGTTATTGAGATTGACATTATTGCTGCCTTCTCACCAGTGTACGTCAATTTCCCATCAACAGCAGCGGTGAATTGGGAGGTTCCTTTATTCGCCCAAGCATTGTTACCGTTAGCTTTTACAGCAGTTCCTGCAACAGAAATTGTTGTTGCTGCGGCGTTGCCATTTAAGGATATCAAACCGCTTGGGCGCGTATCCTGTATCTTGCTATTGGCCATAAACTGCCATCGGTTATCGGTAACGGCGATTGTCGATAAAGGAGTTCCGGCGCCCGTTGTCTTGCAATTTATAACCGTGCCAAGACTCCCCGAGGATATGTTTGCGGATGCCGCGGCACCTGACAATAGCGATACTCCGCCAGAAAGATCAACCCTGGCGCGATTCAGCGTAAAATCACTGAATACTGCGGTTCCGAGTTTAAACAGAACTCCAGCAGCAACCGTTGCCACAACATCTTTCGCAGAAAACTTTACAACTGTTGCGCTACCAAAGTTAAATCCGTCTGTAATAACGCTATTCGCATATAGAGTACTTATACGAATTTCACCAAAGCTGCTGCCAGCAATAACTCCAAGTTTATTGCAACTATCTATCACAACATTAGATAAACTAAACAGCGCAAGCCCTGCGCTATCAGTCATATTAAAAACCTGTCCTGATGTGGCAGACAATTTGATATTTGAAAGCACGAAACTTACACCAGATCCGGTGAACATATCACCAGACCCGGTATATGTCATTTTTGCAGGATAAGCATTGTTTATCGACTGTATTGATATACCACCGGCGCTTACATCAAACCGGTTAACCGTGCTTACATCGGCCATCAGCATGTAATAAGTGTTTGCTGGCAAAGTTATAACACCAGCAACCGCTTCTGGAAAATCAGACATAGAACTTACTATCACGGCAGTAGACGGGATTGGTGAACTTGAAGCTGTAACCTGCACACCACCAGCAACCGTAGCAACCGAGATATTAGCGCCAGCAATGATATTTCCTATTTGCGGGCTGGCAGAAGATAGATTTACAAATATAGGCTCACCGCCAGCACCGGCCTGGAAGTTATGCTCAATAGTGACTCCATTCTCAGCTGAGATTGATGCTGATATTCCGGATCCAGGCTCTATATTCCTAATGTTATTTACCGACCCTTGAGTGTCAAGAATCGGAATTGCTGTTACAGACCCATCCTGAACTATTGTCCCGGTTACACCTAACGATGACTGAAAGCTTGATAATGGTATTTGATAATTAATGCCAGAGCTTACGAAATTAAGAACAGCATCAGACGGAAGCGAAGTTCCTGCCGGAAATTCACTTATTTTTCTTCCACTAGCCTGATTTGTCATTATGGTGTACCTGTCTCCAGTCCGATTGATCCGGTTGTTTCTGCAAGTATATCAGCTTCCAAATCAGGATAAAAATTAGAATATCTACTATTAGGCATGTTTCCAGATCCTCTAGGCAAAGTGGATGGATACTCAGTTTGTATATTTATTTGCCCAAGTTTTCGCATGGTTGCCAGTCCCTCAGCCGCCGCAATCTGTAATCCAGTAGTTATAACACCACTGTAATCAGGGGCCACCTCAATCGCCATGTTTGCGATAATTCCGCGCAAAGCTCCTGTAGGAACTGTAACAGTATCACCAAGATCCGATACGACAGTATACCCTAGAGATATACCATCAGCATCAAGCGCTAACATGTAATTATTCAGGGCAAAGATGTAATCCTGATACTCATCGGCTTGTAAATCAGCATTAGATCCTTGCACCAAGATCCTTTGAAGCGACGCTTTGGCAACTTGGTAAACTGTTGCCATTATTTAATCTCTTTCTTTGGTTCTTCTTTCTTTGGTTCTTCTTTCTTTGGTTCTTCTTTCTTTGGTTCTTCTTTCTTTGGTTCTTCTTTGCGCGTCCACCCTAGACTAACCGCGGCTTCTATGTTCGCTTGCAAATCGTTAGTAACAACTTCAGTTCCATTCTTCTTTATCCATTTGATCATATTCATTGCTCCATAAAGTTAATACGGGGCCGAAGCCCCGCTTGATATTAGCTACCCCATCCCTGACCAGCAAAGAAGGGATTCAGGCAAGCATAAGCTGGACGAAAATCATACCGAATCATTTGAGTATTTTTCGTGCCATCGGAAAATTTCGAGATACGAAGCTGCAGGCCATCTTCGGTCGTTGCAATCGTGTCTGTGGCATACAGTTTTTCCAACGGAACAGAACCAATAGCAAACGCTTCCTTGTGCCAAAAGAGATTTGGCTGCAAAGTTGCCCCTGCCGCACCAAGTCGAGTAACCACATCACCAGACGCGGCGGCAGAAGCCACCGTATTGTATGCTCCAGTTGCCTCATAGATTGCGGGCCCAGAGATAACAAGAGTTCCCTCTCCGCTGGCACCCAAAGTCACGGGGGCTGTAACAACACCTGTAAACAGTATTGATGCTCCAGTGTCATCAAGGATTTGTCTGCGTGTAGACAAATTGGTGCGGTAACGACCGGCAATCTGGATTACCTCGCCAGCAGCTACGACGGCATTGGCACCCATGGCTGTAACAGCAATACTCATGGTCATTGAGTCTTTTGCGCCAAGATAAGTAGCTGTTGGAGTGGCTGTCAAAGTACCTGCACGGTCACTTGCTGCGTCAGTTGTGTACCGTGGTAATGTTGTTGCCGTCATCACCCGATCAAAACCAGCGAACATACTCGAGATAGTGCTTTTTTGATGCGCTTCAGTAATCAATTCGCCGGCAGTTCCACCAGCCCCCAAAGCGCGTTGAATGCCTGCCAATTTGCGTTGAGTATACGGATTAACAGTGTAATACCAAGGAGAGTCCATCGGCACGCCATGAGCTTGCATAGTTGCGCCAGCAAGAGCAACATGATCCCATGTGGTCGCAGCAGTACCTACAGTACCAGCCACAAGACCTGCTCGCGTGACCATAAAATTGGAGAAATCAAGCTCAAGATCAGTAACCAGCCTTGTCGCTATTGGTGCCAGCAATTGATCCAAACGATCCATTTTGATGGCTTGGTCGGCTTCTTTAAACGTGGTAAAAACCGTGAAATAATTTTGCACAACACCGGAAGCTTTCCCGGTTATTATATCACTTGACACCCCTGTCATATCTCCGTCAGATGTGCGTGTCGATTTGTAGTCGGTTGGACGTTTAAAATCTACAGTATCACCAGAGGACGGATTGAATCTACCCTCCAGTAGCTGAGTGTTTACATTTTTTGAATGTACCCGAGCGGATTCAAACTTCTCCAAAAGCACAGGAGCCAGAACCCGCGTTATATTACTATCATAACTATTTGCCATTTTGCTTTAAATCCTTATTCGTATTTAGCGCCTTTTGGGCCCCGACCTGACTTCTTAACTCCGCCGCCGCTTAAAGTATCAGCTGGTTCCGGTATTGCGCTAATTTTGTTTTTTAATTGCAATTTTGGCTTAATCACATTGTTTATATGAACTGCTGCCTGCATCGGGCTTAGTTTACTTATTACCTCAAGTTCAGCCGGATTGCGAGCTAAGAATGTAGTAATTGCCGGACCTTTATCATCACCTAAGATAAAGGCCGCAACATCATCCAGCATCCCATAAGCCGCAATCGCTTTTCCTGCAACAGCAAGTTCATTTTCTGATATGCCAAGTTCTTTAGCTCTACCAGAATACGTTTCAACGCTTTTCACCAAATCATTATTTTTTCTTTCTTGCTCTGCTTTGTGCTGAGACTGTATCTGATTATTCCGTATTTCCTCGTTTGCCTCGTAAATCGCCGCATTCTTGATGGCTTCATCCCTCTGCTTGATCCTTGCATCATAATCTTCATCGTAAGGATCTGGCAGATCAGGTATCACAGGCTTTTGAACGTTTGGAAGCATAGACTTAAGGCTGATTACCTCTGCTTCCGCAGCCTCTCTCAATCGCTTCTGTTCCATCAATTCAAAATGCTTCTGATTCATCCTTTTGGTAAAACCAGCGGGATCTTTTTCCTGGTCGGCTGAATTATCATTTACAGTTTCAGCGCCTTCCGAAGTTTCTGATTCTTCTGTATCCATTTCTGGACTCTTGATCAACTCGCCATCGATCTCTTGCAGGTTTTCTTGTGGCATGTTTAAGCCTTTATAAAGGATGCCGTGATACCGTCACGTGCGGTTTATTACATATCCAAAGATTCGTTAAGCAATCCGGTTGCTTTGCTGTATGCCTCCGCATTTCCTGGGCCAATTATTTTATCTATCCCGGTTGCTTCTTTAATGGTTTTCAATGTTGCCGCTAAAGTGTTTTGAGTATCAATGATAGCTTTTTGTTGCTCAAGTTGTCTCTCGAACATCTTAAACATTTTATCCATATCAATTTTCTGCTGATTTTGATTTATTTCTGCATTAGCAACAACATCAGCCCTATCCTCTCTGCGTTGCGCTACCTGTGCATCCACATTTACTTTGGCTGCTTGCGCTTGCGCCTTGTTAATCTCTGCTTGGGCTAATAACGTGGCTGGATCTGGCTGTTGTGGCTGAGATTGCATTTGTTGCATTTTCTGCTTTTCTTCATCCGTCATCTGCTCTACCGGTATTACTCCAGCCTGGAATAACTGCTGGCGTTTTCTTTGAGCTATTAAATCCATTCCTGGAGACGATAGATTATTGAAAAGAATGTCACTGCCCATCTGTATCACTGATGGATCAACCATAGCAATCTCAGTTATAGCAGCAACAGTTTCTTGCTGCCTGCTTTGGAATGAAGGGCCAGAGGAGCATGAAACACTGAACTTTCCTTTTGACAAATCATTAACAGTTACCATTTTTTTTGTCTGCTGATCAAACAGCGGTTGGTTAATGGTCCGAATATCAGCGCTTCCGTCTTGACCAAGTATTCGCATTTCTCTCTCGGTACTGTAAACCTTAGGTATTGTGTTTACCAAAATTCTTGCTGTGCGTGCAATAGCGCGCTCATGAGCGCGGAAGTATTTTATTGTTCCAACATCGCCTTTGTCTTGCAGTCTCTTAATAGCAACACCTGATTGCAGACCTGGATTATCCCCCATGCTTGCGGCGTACAGGCTTGCGGATTGTTGGTGTGCAGCACGCATATCTGCTGATAGCGTTGCAAGGCCTGGATTAACCGAAGCACCGCCAGATTGTTGTGGGGGGCCTGGGTTCGCTGGATCAGGATTAAAATGCTGCACTGGGTCAGCGTTAGTGTTTAGCGTTGCTATCGTATCCTCATGTCCTGCAGTTTGTGCTTGCGTCAGCCAGTATTTAGCCCTTGGAGCAAGCGCAGCCTCTTCAATTTCGCGTGATTTGATGTAATTAAAAACACGTTGAGAATCCATCAATTTCTCAACTATGCCTCGATAGATTACCTTGTTTTCAAATATCTTGAAATTAGCGAATTCCGGCACCACAGGTATTTCACTAAAAACCGTTTCTTGCGGATCGTTAAGCCATTCTTTGCCGTCAAATAACCTTGAGTACACAGTCGCTTCATTGCGTTTGCGTGTCTTTGCGATAGAGTCTCCAGCAGCAATAAGATCATCGATAATGTCTTTATTATCTTCTTCATCCAGCACCTTACCAGACTGCATTAACAGCAGAGTTCTTGGCTCATACTCGATATAAAATATATTACCTATGATTACCTGATCCGTCTTGTCATAATATGCCTGGGATGCTCTGCCATCACCAACAGAAATGCATGACATTTCATTTCCATAATTTTCTTTATATTTTTCTTTATCTATGGCCTCCAGAACCACACACCATTCAGCGTCCGAAGCATCAGGTTTTTTGAATGGTCCAAACCATACCGAATCAATAAAGTTAGCTATCGGAACAATAGCAAGATCCTGCTCGAAACTATCGCAGTCTTGAAACTTCTGAACAGCCATCCATCCATCAATCCCTGATGTTGCCATATTTCTGGCAGCCATGTTGTATATATCGATAGCCCCAGACTGATCTTCAATGCTGCGAATTATTCCGCCAAACAGCTTGGCATCTTCTTTAGAAGATGCCCCGCCAGCTGGCGTTATTGACACGCCAAAGTCTGATCGCTCCATCTCTCCAGATACAGCATCGACAACTGGCCCGGTCATATCAAATGTGTATCGCGGCTTGCCCTCGTTAGCATTCCACCAATACGGTTCCCACTGCCCGTCACGCTTATCAATAAACAAATGAGCCTCGCGAGCAGCGTCGCGATTGTCTTTATCTGCGTCTTGAGATTCTTTCAAGCACTTTAAAACGTGCGCGTGATCCGAGTAATCGCTCATTATCCCCATGCTTTAAACTTAATTGGCTTGGATTTTACACCAATATCACCAATTCTAACAGCAAATCTACGCATCATGTAAGCATATCTCACAGCATCAAGCAAATCATCCATTGTTTTAGATATCTTGCCTTTATCGTCACGATGATATTGCAATACTTCATCGAGCAACTGGCGCAATCCTGAAAATATTTTGAACTTACCTTTTCTCATCAAGTCATTTATCTCAAATAATCCAGTCTCAACACTGTTTCCACCCTCCGGCCATGTCGAGAATGAATGCAGCATCTTAAATCCAGCGTCCTCATAATGACTTTTAAGCTGTTTTGAATCATCCCTTGCTTTCTCGTGTTGCAGGCCATCATGCGGCCATGCCGTTGGAACATTATCAGACCAAGATTTAACCGCTCCCCAAGCATCATTAGCGCTTACTTTGCTTGCCTTGTATGCATTGACAACATAAAACATATCATTATCACGATCCTCAACAAGCTTTATATGCGCTTGTGGGTGATCGTAACCAAAGTCCATACCGTTTATAACAAAGAAATGATCAGGGATATGAAATGGATCGCACGTTATAAACTCCTCGCCAAGATCATATATTCGACCATGCCCAAGCATCGGAATCCCTTTTGTACGCATGTCACGCTGATGCAAAGGGTACTGCTGGATCAAACGCTCTCTCTTTTCAGCGGTCATGTGAGGCGCATCGTCCCATCCTTTCTGCATAAAAAATTGCGCAGGGCTTGGGCTGTCCATAAACTGCACAACTAATTCTGTACGACCATTTTCTGGAGTGAACGTGTAAATACCTCTACCGCCTCTGCCGTTATCTCCGTTAATAGTCCTGGTTAAAACTTGAGGCCTTATGCTTTGGTCTTTTGGCTCCTCATCAATATGGAACCAGTCGACAATATCACCCATAATCGCATGCTGACCTTGAGAGTATGACCAAAACTGCATTGTAGACAATTCGCCAGATGAATGTTCTACACGCACCGTCCTCATTGCATTGGTTGTCCCAATTGCGCTTTCGCGAGAAACTATCCGTTCTTTTGGAACCAATCCACCAGATAATTTTCCATCTTCAACAACCCCAAATAAAGCTGTCTGCAATAAATCACGAGTTTTTTCCATTGAATAACCAAGACCCCAACACAATGGCGCAAACTCGAACCTGTACCCCGGCCAGTCTTCGGGATAATCACCAAGCAAATGCATTGCATCAATAGCGGTTCCTGTCATTGTTTTACCTATTTGATTAGCAGCACAAAGACACGACTCGTAATATTTTGATGTTGCTTCTACAAATTGAAACTGCCAATGATACATTTTTTTAAATGTATTCCTGGCAGCATAAAGACGCTCTCTTCTAAGTTTCTCGTCAATCAGTACGATTAACTCAGCTTTCAATTCTGGAGATAATTGTTTTAATTTTTCTATCAAGCTCTTCGTCGCTTATCTTAATTGGATTATCAGGCTGTCCGCCAAGGTTTACATCTTTTGGCAATATCTTTCCTATCAATCCCATAAATGCAGAAGGGTTTTCCATTGCTTGCAGCGCAAGATACTCTTGGCCTCCAGCATCATCAAGAGCGCCACGGATCATGTCTTTGAGTTCAGCCGTAACTTTATTTGGCTTCCCTTTTCGACTAGCGCCTCTTGGTTTTTTCTTCTGTTTAACAGTTTCTTGCACTTTGCAAACTAATAAGCCATAGTTGACGGAGTAACAGCATTTAAATTACTTGGTTGTCTGTTTTGGTACACATTACCATACCTTCCATAAGGATTTCTAATGCTATCAGGAGAGTATACACTACCGTAGCGCCCAAACGGATTTGAAATTGAATTCGGATCATACGGATTGGAATTATAATTTCCCAAGTATTTTCCTGTGTTTGGATCAACAAGAATAGGTTGCTGTGCGAAAACATCAAAGCACAATAGTAACACAGTAACAAATAAATATTTACTCATGATTTTTGTCCTATTTTAAAAGTGTTGGCGACCGGAGCTGATCCCGGCATGCAAGCGTTACAAGGTACAGTTATGACCTGTTTATCCTATCCTGCCGAGGTTCCTTCTGTCACGCCAGCTTAATCGTGCATTCACCAACAACTAAGGCGACCGGGCTTGATACCGGCTACTCAGTGGAGGTTATTAGCCATTATCCACACCGAACCATACGTTTGAGTTACGTGGCACTCGGGTCTTGCGTGTCCTTCCACGCCGCGCCTTAGTTGTTAGCTCTGGGCCTCCACCAGATCCACTGAGTCTCACAGCTTCAAGTCGCAAAACATGTTCATGCCGGAACTTCTGTTGCAAGGTATCCGGCCACCCCAGACAGCCGAATTAAGCAGCTAGTCTATTGTCGTACACTTCGTCGTTTGCATTTAGAAGTTTGCTCTGCTTAGGGCAGTCGCCTATCCTGCTGCGTACATTCCATCAATCACCATGTCGAAACCGGAACACCCCCTCAGAATTTTATTGGTGGAAGTGGCGGGAGTCGAACCCGCGTCCAAAGCGCTTCAAGTCAATACGGATTACAGCAATTTACTACACCAACAAGTCAAGGGTTCTGGACTATGCCGCAGTCTATTTTCTATAGCTGTTGAACCCTTGCTTCTTGGCGCCAGATTATTGTGACATCACTGGCTTAGTCTAAAACTTTATTGAGCCAAAGGTAGGCAAGTTAAATGTGAGTATGAGCTACTATTTTTGTTAACTGCAGGGTTTGGTGTATTGCCATTAGCTTCAATACTTACATACTGTAGTTGCTGTGTCATTAATGCCAGTTTATCAGCTTCACAGTTAGTGGAAATTGTATCAATGTTAATAACCATTGAAACAATATCCGCATTCTTTAAAGTTATTGCGCCTACTAGCTTCTGATTTGTTGCATTAGCCGAGCCTTGAAACACCACAAAAAACACACACACTAAAAATATTGCTTTCATTTTACTTCTCCTATTTTTGCTACGTTAAAAAACTTAAACAACATCCAAACTAAATTACCTAACACGACAACGTAAAGTACACGTTCCTGATTCCGCGTCTCTGGCAAATTTGGTTCCAGCTGGATTTCGTTTTCCTGGAATTCTTAATCTTGTTTTTCTGTTATTAACAAGATGTTTAGGTTTTGTTGACATTCCATCTAACATTGCATTTGCTAATAATAAATCTATTAAAACTTTGCCATTATTTAACATTTGACACTCCTATTTAAAAGTTGAAACGGTTTATTTTCGCACTTAGGGAAACCGCCAAAACCGTTACTTAGGTATTTCAACCCGTGCAGGAGATAACTTTTAAATTAGTTTTTACTGTATGTCAATCAATATACAGAATCAATAATAACCTGTCAAGTGTTTTTTAATTATTATTTAATTAACTCAACATTTTCGCAGCGAACCCATAACCACACGTCTGGGTCATTTTCACCAAAATTATGGTGACATAATGCAAACAAACACTCTGCAAAATTAACGCTTATAATGCTATAATACTCATTCATGTACTTTGCTTTCATCCCAGCCAAAAAAATTGTTTTATTAAATTCATCTATTGTCATTTTTCAATCCCCACATTAATCGCACAACTTCTTTAAGTTTTTCCATTTTTTCTACACCGTGTTTATTGCCATATTTAACGATCATTTCGACACGATGCTTGTGGTCATCTTGAGAGCATATTTTTACTGCTAAATTGTGGCGCTCAAGGCATTCAAGCTTGTACTCTTCAGAGTATGACAACCCACGATCCTGATTTGTCATTTCTTAAATTCTTTTTCCAGCTCTTTCATTTTATCTAAAATATCTTGCATAACATAAATATCAAGACTATTAAATAAAGCGCCAAGAGAATTAACTTTTATAGTCCCGACATCAAAAACCTTACCTACTCTGTCAGTATGCAATACCTTTACTCGTCTATCAGTAATTTCATTAAACTCAATGCCCATCACTCACCGTCCTTTACTTCGCGCCAGATTTTGTATTTACCGCAAGTTGATCCGTGCGATTGAAATATAAATCCATCTGGAGTCTCGCACCATTCGTTATTTGTTGCCGACCTATTTTCGTAAGTTTCCTCAATCAAAATCCTGCGCGGATTTATTTTTTCTATTATTAACTGTTCGTAACTTGTGGCAACCTGATTACCTTTACGAATAGAACATTCTATGTAAACATACTCCGTTTGTTTAGGTTTTCTGTAAGCAACAGCCTTCCACCCTTCAGGCAATCCAGGTATATCGATTTCGTGTTTCATACTTTATTCTCCTTAATCTCTTCAGCAATTTTTAAGTAACACTGTTCAGCAATGTGATACGCTAAAGCAGATTCCATAATTCTTTTTTTCTCGTACCTTGCTTCTTCAACCCCGCATCCGTAATAACTCATCGCAAGATTAAATGCAGCTTTGAATTCTATAGATGGATCGAAGTAAATTATTAAATTTCTTTCCAATGCCAAAACTTCTTAACAAACTTTTTAACGGAAGACTTACTTATTGTTACTGAAGCAACAAGATCACCTGTAGCTCGGCTTTCAAAACGTAGTCTACAACCTTTAACAATAACTTGAACGCTAGGAATCACTCTATTTCCTTTCTGAATTAAATTATCTTCAGTCAAGGTAGCGCCAAACTCTTTTAACGCCATGTTAACCACTTCTCTTTGTTCTGGTGTCATTTTAATCCTTATATCGACGGTGCGTTTTTCATAACTTTTACGAATGTCTCCATGCCAAAAATCTTTATTCTACCGGACAACGCCAATTCCGCCGCAGCCTTCTTATCTTTCAAACAAGCTGCTAACTCTGACCGGGTGAATCTGGCTGCGATTTGTCCGCTCTGCAAATGCGAGACTTTGAAAGCTCCCTCAGAATCTGGTTTATTGTGGTAGAAGAAATCGAAACCTTCAAACTTAAATTTCGCACCGTTCACTTCTCCGGTAGTTTTAGTTCCGTCTGATTCCGTTATCAATATTTTGAATTTCGCCATTTCATTCTCCTGATTTGTTTTTAAGTTTTTCTGCTGATGTATATAAAATCATTATTACATTGATCCCCAGGCGTTACTTTCTGATGCAACTTTAAAAGCATAAAATGCTTTGTTTTTATCCTCTGTACAAATTATTCCGTTCATTGCTACTGTTCGTCCGTCTGTGTAAGCATGATCAACATCAACGCAATGCAATGTTTCGCTATTTTGTCCTGATCTAACACATAATTTGTAGGTTGATACAAACTCTTGACCGTTTATCGTGTGGAGTTTGGTTATGGTATTTAATGTTTTCATTTTAATCCCCTGGTTTGTTTTAAGTTTTGCTTCTGATTTGGTAAATATACTCTTCAGTAATTAACCTGTCAAGCTAATTTTAATAATTAAGCGCATTACTATCAGTTTTTTTGATAACATATTGATTTTATTTTTAAACTTAAACTGATAGTAAAACCGATACGCAAGTTACTATCAGTTTAAGATTATGATATTAAAGAAATATATAGTGCTGATAGTGATAGTAATTTGCTCTAATATTAAAATAAATAAAATTTTGCACAAAAAAATACCAGCAAATAGCTGGTATCGGTTTGTATCTCTATATTTTTTATGTATCTCTCCCTATATCTCTATATATATTATAGTATTATAAAGGAAATAAAATATTGTATTAAGGGGTTTTATACTATCACTATCAGCTCCCAATTTTCCTTTTGTTTTCAAAACTTTATCTGATAGTAAGTGCTTTACTATCACTTACTATCAGTTTTTTATCTGCTTGATGTACTTAGGTTTATTCGTAAATACTAGCATACATTTTTATGCTTTGTAAATTATTTTAGTGTCTTCTTTGCGATATTTTATCTTCTTGCTCTCGACTCTTATTTTTCCTTTTTTTTCAAGAAAATTTATAGCGTCTTCGATAACTGTTTTCTTTGCGCGATATTTGTTAATCAGCCTTCCGGCAGTAATCCCATCATCATCCAAGCTGCACATAATCTTAGCGGCCATGCTTTCCACCGGATCTGACTTCTCTTTAACGTTAGAATACGCCAGAAGAGTTTTGTATTCGATATCCCTTGCAACGTATTCAAAAGCCCATTTAACGTGCTCTAATGTGCGTTTGCGTGATTCCATAGCCAAGATGAACGATATCTTATCAACCATTTCATAGCCGCGCCTTACAACAGCCTCGAATCCTGTCCGCTCAGTATGCTTGTCTGCTTCATCCTCGAACCAATCAGCGCATTCCTCAAGCTCAGCTTTAGCGTCATCATCTGTTCTAACAATAACTTTCTGCTTTGCCTCTTCAACCCGATAAGAATCTGTCTGGCCGGTAGCGCAAAAATAAAGTATGCGCTCGCGTAATTCTTCGGCCATGGTTTGCTTAACAAACCCGCGCTTTCGTTTTGGGTTATTATCCGGCTCGTTTGCAAGCAAAGACCTCCCTAGTAAACCAGATATGATTTGCGCTAATGACACCATGTTGTTAAATGTGCCAGGGACCGTATAACCGATCATAGATAAGTATGGATTCTTAAGTCCGTACTTCTCGATAAAGTCAATCTTTTCAATTATCTCAGTTAGTTTTTTTTCGTCAACGTCATCCTTTTTTGATTCCGCTGCGTAATACTTTCGTAAATCCTCGATAATATCAGCTCGCATATCTCCAGATACCAGATAATTACCGCTTGCTTTGCTGTAAACACTGAGTAATGTCCCGATAACGCTTTGCAGATATGCAGCCCCACCCTGCCTGCTTGAATTTATTATCTTCTCAAGCTCAACCGCCACCTCATCAATTATGTACATCGACGCCTGATTGCGAACTAAATTCATATGAATTTCTTTATCTGATTTTATCTTGCCATGGCATGCCGGACTCAATCCTGATTCGATATGCAAATCAATCACTGCCTGCAATACGGATTCCTTGCCTGATGCTGATCCGGCAATACAGAACGCGAATAGGTTTGACGTGCCACCAGTATCGCTTTGATATTTCATTGACCCCATATTACCAACGGCAACAATGGCGCTCATTGCCGCAAGATGCTCGCGCGGATATCTGCACTGGCGGTTGATGTAATCAGTTATTTCGCCCACAAATCCAGGTGGCCTTTTTAAATCAAATTCGCAGCTCCTGCGTGCCGGTTCGGTATCCGGTATTTCCTTGCATTCGCCAAAAACCTCGCGCGCGAGTCGGTCTAGTATGTTTTCTGTCATCAATAAACCCCAACAAATTTACCGTGACATTTTTCAGAACAGAAAACATAATTAGACTCAGTTCTGCACTCACTAACAATTACATCCTTCCCGCAATTTGAGCATTCTGCCGTGCCGTCGTATTCTGCGTATTCAGCCGCAATACCAGCAGTTAGGAACTGCTGGACCGTGGGATCAACAATATTCCCTTGTTTATCTTTAACCCACCAATGCGGCTGCCTACCCCACATCGGACAATGATAATAACCGCGAACTAAAGTTAACGATGGATCCTTGCGACATAATTCCTCTGACATTTCTTTGCACTTGCCGCGATATTTTGTGTAATTAGTTTCTGTCATTATTTATACTTCAAATTAACCGCATTAATCCTGTTTATAGATTGTAGTAGCCGCTCCCTGACCGGCTCAGTAATGCCATTTTTAAGCACGTCCTCTGTTATCATTAGCACCACTAAAGTTTCTGTTTGCAATGCTTCCAGCACTTGATCTGCAGGAAAATAAGCGCGGTATTTGGATGCTCTCTCATATTCCTTGCTGTCATAGTTAGAGTAGTCGGATGGCTGGAATAACTCCGACACATCCTCACCAATTGCGCCGCATATATCAACCCCAGAAGCGCCGCAACCGAAACAATGTATAAGAATATGGCCGTTATCATCTTTGATTGATAGAGATGGAGTTTTTTCTTGGTGTACTGGGCAACATGCCATCCATTTACCGCCACCGCGATTTCTAACTTTTTGGAGTTTGCTTAAGATCGTTTGGATGCTCACGATTATGCCTCCTTATAAAATTCCTGATTGTTGAGGCTTTCCAGAGCATCTTCCACCCGTGATGTTTGATATAAGCAACCTTGCTATACGGAGATGGAATAGTTCCGTCACGAGCCGCTCCAATAACGGAAGTTGCAAGTTTATAACCAAATATTTTGGCCATTTCTTTGCTATCAAGATTCGCGTGGCCGGGCAACTCAGCAAGCCACGCTGGGATTTTATCGGGTATCATAGCGGGATCTTGCCGCCGCTGATTACGTGGATTTTGTACGATACATTCTCCGGCACCTCATCCCCCCATGAATACACGTTTTGTACCGTGCAGCCTATCGCGTTGGCTGTTTTTCTTACTGCGCCAATCATAGGGCCGCGTCGTTTATGATGGCGTATAACAGCCGGGTATTCCGGTAAATTATTAAAATAATCCAGCACGTCTTTTGTTTTCATTTATCTCAATCCTTAAAATAATCAAACTTTTTTAAATTTTACAACCCAAACGAAAGGATTTAAATCCCACGATCCTTTGCCGTTTATTGATTCCCATAATTTTCTACAAGCCCCGGTATGTGTTGCGTGCCCAGTTTTGTCATTTTTATAAAATGTATACGCATAATCATCTTCAAATTTAAACTTTATACATCCTTCCGCAATTACATCTTCCTCACTGATATCTTTCAACCTTTCAAGTCGGATTCCGGTTATCTCCAAAGTTATTCTTGATGCCACGCGCGGCATATGTATCGATGGTTTCCATAAGATATCATCTTGGTATACAGCCCCATCCACGTCGTGACATAGAAGCCCGTAGTTATCCGCATCAGCTCGATACAAAGGATTTTCCCAGTGCGTTCCGGCCATGATGTCTGCCCCTTTGGTGCAAACGCCCCAAGTCTCTCTCACCCAAAGACGGTCTCCTGGTTTTCCATATGGGCAATAATTAATCCAATCCTTAGAGTCGTCATATCCTTTAAATATTGGCCCAATACCAGGGATAGTATCGGTCTTAATAATTCTCCTTGTCTGCGTTTTGCTGCCATCCTGAATAGCTCTAACCATTGGTGCGCTAAATATTATTGGGCGTTCTTTCATTCCCGTACCTATAAAAATAATTAATCAAATAAGCTTGCACTATAACACAGATTAGTATAAAGTGGCAATTGTTGATTGTTGGAAAGGAGATAAAAATGACAAGAACAAAACTTAAACACGCGATAGCAGAAGCCGAAAGGTTTTTGAAGAGGGCTAAGGCATTAGAAAAGATAATGCACAAAGAGGGCAGCGACAATGGAGTGCATTGGTCTACTTGCGGCAAGCTTGAAACAACCGCAGTCAAACGCTCAAGTATGGACTTGACGCGCGCGCTGGCTGATTTAAGGAGAGCAGAATGAGCTATATGGATCAAGGAAGCAAAGCAAAGGTGAAGCCTCCAATGCTTACGATTATTGGATTTCCTGGTGCTGGCAAATCAAGTTTAGCTGGATTGTTTCCTTCTCCTGCATTTATTCAGTCAGAGGATTCTCAAACTGTATTTGAAAACTTGTCTGAAGAACAACAGCCATTCTTTATGCCGATGCTACCGGAAGCGAATAAAAAGAAAAACATAAGCACAAAAGCAGTATTGCTTGAACAAATCAAGGAGTTTGGCACGCAAGATCATCCTTACAAAACTCTGATAATTGATAGCGTGACAAGTCTAAACTCAATGTTTGAGCGAGAATTGGTGGAGTTTGATGAATCTGAAGCAGCCAGCGTACAGGATGCAGCCGGGGGTTTTCAGAAGGGTTACGATATCATAGCAAACTGGCATTATGAGATCATAGCTTTGTGTAATCGCTTACGGAACGCCAAAGGAATGAGCGTTGTTTTCTTAGCTCATACAGGAAACCGAAAAGTCAAAAACCACCCGGAATTATCTGGCGAATATAACGTTTACAGCATGGACATGCACGTAAAAAGCAAGGCAAATTATATTAATCTGGTGGACGCGGCAATCTACCTAAAACAGGAGGAAATAGCAACTGGGCACAATATCGACAAGAAAGGGAGGACGCTTAAAACAGGACGTATTACACAAACAGGAGATAGGGTTTTAATCACATCGAGCGATGGTGTGGTTGGTTATGTTGACGCCAAAACACGTTACGACATGCCAAATGAAATTCCGGTTCCGATTGGGGAAAATCCATTGCTGCAATACATACCATTTTTTAATCAAAAAGGAGCAACAGAATGACTACAAATTTTTGGGATGACGAAGAAGGTAACGAAATTAAACAAGAATCAGAATTTGTTTCAGGCGGAGGTGATTTTGAGGTAATACCAAAAAACACAACATGCTTGGCTGTAATCGAAGAAATAAGCTGGAAAGAATTTGATGACGGAAATGACACAAAATACATTGAAGCTCGCTGGTCGATACTGCAACCGGATGATTACTCAAACCGGAAAATTTTCCAGAAAATCTGCGTTTTTGGTAAAGATCAAAGCAAGTCAGATTTTAAAGAAGAAAAGAACGCGGGACACATGTCAACAGCAAAAAGAATGCTTGCGTCAATCGATATGAATGCAGGTGGTAAATTATACGCACTGGGCAAAAAACCAACTGACGAGCAATTGCAAAAAGCTCTTATCAACAAACCCATGATGATCACTTTGCAAGTCTGGAAAACTAAGGATAATCACGGCGATGATATCAGCGGTAATTGGGTGAGCGCTGTAGCACCAAAGGTATTTACTGCAACATCAAAGCCGGCCGCAAAAGCGAGGCCTGAGATTGTCGAAGACGATGATATACCTTTTAATTAGAATCATGCTATAATGTTGTTTTATTTATCACAGGATAAAACAAATGCATGATTCAAAAATATGCTTTAAATGTGAACAAGTTAAGCCTTTATCTAACTTTTATAAACATCCTAAAATGGCAGATGGGAGGCTTAACAAATGCAAGGAATGCAACAAAAAAGATACGAAAGAAAATAGATTAAAAAACATTGATTATTACCTTGATTATGATAAATCAAGGTCGAACAATCCCGATAGAGTGCAGGCAAGAAACGATTATCAAAAAACATCAAGAGGTATTATTGCAGGTAATAAAGCAAAAAAACAATACATTGAGACAAACAAAATAAAGCATGCTGTGCATATTATGTTAAGTAATGCTGTTAGGGTGGGTAATGTTATAAAAAATAACATTTGCGAAACATGCGGTATTAAACATAAAAGAATACATGGGCATCATGATGATTATGCTCATCCATTAAGTGTTAGATGGCTTTGTCCAAAATGCCATTCGGCGTGGCACAAAGAAAATGGTTCTGCATTAAACGGATAAACAACAAATGTGGTTAACAGCCTCCTTATAGGAAAAATAATGATTACATTCGACATTGAAACAATACCAACAAACAACCAGGAAATAATTGCCTATCTTGAATCATCGATTGCTCCACCTGGAAATATTAAGTTACCGGAATCAAAAGCAAAATGGATGGAAGAAAACCGAGAATCAGAACTCAAGAAAATAGTCAGCAAAACATCGTTAGATGGTATGTATGGGCGTGTTGCTTGTATAGCATGGGGAGAAGATGAGGATATTGATAGCAGTAATGTAATGATGAGCGAACAAGAATCTATCATTACATTTTATGATTATATTGACTGCACTTTGTCAGAAGACTTCTGCGGCCATAATTTAGCCGGGTTTGATCTGCCATTTTTAAAACATCGCTCAATGATTTTAGGTATCAAGCCACCTGGTAAGTTGCTGAAAGCGATGAGCGCGAAGCGATGGGATGATTGTGTAAAAGACACCATGCTTATGTGGTCGCCAGATCGTGACAAATTGGTAAGTATGACTAAATTATGCCGCGTATTTGGTATAGATATTGATGACGAAATTGACGGCTCACAGGTTGCCGAATTCTGGGAGAAAGACCCGCTGAAGGTAATTAATCACTGCATAGCAGACGTTAGGAAAACAATGAAAATTTATAAACGACTAACATTCCAGGTGTAAAAAATGACAACAGAAAACTTACCAGAAGTACCTAAAAAAGAAACTGCTCTTACTGTTTACCAAACTAAAAACGGTCTTGACCCATGGATCGAAAAGATACGCGCGGAAGTTGAGTCATTCGTGCCGGACGTATCGACAAAAAAAGGCCGTGAGGCTATAGCGTCGATTGCGTACAAAGTGGCAAAAAGCAAAACGGCTCTTGATAATCTGGGTAAGGAATTGGTGGCCGAATTAAAAGAGTTGCCTAAAAAGATTGATGCAGAACGCTCGCGTGTTCGTGCGGAACTCGACTCTTTGCGCGCCAAGGTTAGGAAACCGCTGACGGATTGGGAGGATGAAGAAGATCGCAAGGAAAATGAAAAAAAGCAGTTTATAGAAGGTATAAAGATATTCTATCACGACGCTGAAATTTTAAGCTCTGCCGGCATATTGGTTGTAATCAATAAGCTGGAATCAATAGAAATAACCGACTGGCTTGAAGAATATGAAACAGAAGCGTTACACATAAAAGAATCAACGCTTAAGAAACTCAGAGAAATTCACGCGCAAAAGTTAGCACAAGAGCAGCAGCAAGCTGAACTTGAAAAACTCCGCTCCGAAGCTGCAGCACGTGAGCAAGCAAACAAAGAGGCTAGGATATCCAAAGAAGCCAAAGAGCGAGCAATTAAAGCAGCAGAAGAAAAAGCAAGAAAAGAACGTGAGGCCATAGAATCAAAAGCCAATGCCGAACGAGAAGCATCGGAACGAAGAGAACTTGAATTAAGACTGCAAGCAGAAAAAGCGGAGCGTGAGAAGCTTGAAGCGCAACAACGCGAGGCGCAAGCAATTGAAAATGAAAAATTGCGTGTTAAGCAGGAAGCAGAAAAAGCAGATGCCGAACGCTTAAAACGTGAAGCAGATAAAGCGCACATTAAAGCAATAAACAGAGCTGCAAAACAGTGTTTTATTGATGGCGGGATGACCGAAGAATGCGCCATTCTTGCAGTAACATTGATAGCCAAAAAACTTATTAAAAACGTAACTATAGAGTATTGATGATGAAATTTATGAAAGTGGATGTTGTTGGAAATGATAACATAGCAAGGACAACTATAATTAATGTAGATGTAATTATGCAAATATGTTCAAGAGATTTTGGGTCAACAATATATTTTACTGATTGTTTTGCAGTTGATGTATCAAACGCATTTGACGATCTGTTTGAAATGCTGAATAAATGAAATGTTGCGACCATATCAACAAAACGCCCATGATGCTGCGGTGTCATGGGTAAAAAAAAGCATTGACCATGGATTGATTGAAGCAGAGACAGGAAGCGGCAAGAGCCATATCATAGCGCATGTGTCTGAAACGTTTTACAAAATGTCTGAAAAGCATGTTTTATGCACCGCTCCAAGCGTTGATTTAATAGTTCAAAACAGAGAAAAGTTTTTAGCAACAGGCAATCCTTCCAGCATTTTCAGCGCATCAATTGAAACAAGTTTACGGCATCCGGTTGTGTTCGGTACGCCACTTAGTATCAAAAATCAGCTTAAGCGATTCGGTTCAAAATTTGGATTGGTTTGTATTGACGAGGCGCACGGAATTACTCCAACAATACGCCATATCATAGATGATTTGCGTGATAAGAATGATAAGTTGCGCGTTATAGGGCTTAGCGCTACTCCTTATCGTTTGGGTAGCGGCCTGATTTACGGAATGGATGAAAACGACAAGCCGTCACGCGAGGATGAATGCCGTAACCCATACTTTGCCAAGCGAATATTCTGCATAGGTGGGCGTGAATTAGTTGAACAAGGCTATCTGTGCGCTCCAGTGATTGGGGCAATCAACGCCGATGGGTACAAAACTAAAAACATTCGTGTTAACGCATCAACCGGCAAGTTCTTCCAGGCCGATATTGACCAGGCCTATGAAGGGCAAGGTAGAAAAACTAGCCGAATCATGGCGGACGTGGTAGAAAATACGCGCAATAGTGCAGGGGTGATGATTTTTGCAGCAACAGTTAATCACGCCAAAGAATGTTTGGCATCATTGCCGCCAGAACTTAGCCGCATGATTGGTGGTGATATCAATACCGGCAAAGGAAGAAGAAAATTCATTGAAGATTTTAAAGCTCGAAAGTTCAAGTACAACGTTTCGGTTGCTACACAAACCACTGGAGTGGACTACCCGCACGTTGACACGATCGTGATATTGCGCCCAAGCGAATCGGTGTCATTGATCCGCCAGATACTGGGTAGGGGAGCGCGTTTAAATCATCGTTTAGACATGCCGCTCGATACAGTAGAGCAACGCCTACAAGCAATCTATTTAAGCGAAAAGCCGCACTATACTGTTTATGATTACAGCGGAACATTGGATAGGTTTTTCCCAGACGGTGATTTGTTTGACCCAAAGATCAAAGCCTGGAACGACAAAAAATCTGGCGGAATAGTCAAAGCAATCTGCCCTCAGTGCAACACAGAAAATGAGTTTTCTGCGCGCAAGAATGAAGACGGGTTTGCTTATGATCAGAATGGTTATTTCGTTGACCTGGACGGAAATAGAATAGAGTCTGAATACGGGCCAATGCCATCTCACTACGGTCGCAGGTGTTTTGGATTAGAGTTAAGAAAAGGAGAGCATCAGCGTTGCAATTATCGATGGACATTTAAAGCGTGCGGTGAATGCAATGCGGAGAACGACATAGCTGCGCGTTATTGTGCTGAATGCAAAGCAGAATTGATTGACCCTAACGAAAAGCTAATAGCTGATTTTAAAGCTCATAAGCGCGACCCTTACGCCATCCAAACAGACAAAGTTATAAGCTGGGAAATACGCAAAACATTAGCAAGAAGCGGTGCTGAATGCTTAGTTGTAGATTATATTACGGAATATCGCAAAGTAACAATCTGGTATCACATTCGCAGCGGTCACCAGTTTTTAATCAAGCAGTATGAAGCATTTATGCGAGTAACGAATGGCGGTGAATATCAACCTGAAACCATAACATATAGAAAAGAGCAGAAAGAAAATTCAAGTTTTTATAAAATACTGGCATACAACCAGCAATCCGATGAATCCCCAAAATTACGATTCGGCATGCAAACGTGTAGCGCATCACCACTCACAAGGTAAATTATTTTGAAAATACCCCCAGCCATAAAAGTCTACGGAACCACACTAAAAGGCTGCAAAATAAGCGAAAGTAACCACATGGTTACTTTTTTCAACAGATTGAGAATAAATCATCATGAATACGCTGCGGTTGCGACTCACATCCGAAACGAGGGAAAGAGAAATATTAATCAGATCACAATGTGCAAGGCTGAAGGTTTTGTAACCGGATGTTGTGACGTAATAATTCCGGGGTCACCGACATTCTGCATGGAGTTAAAATCGAGATCAACCAAGGCGAAAATAACCGATAAGCAAATAGCCTATCTTATCGCGGCGCAAGAACTCGGCGCATTCACTTGCGTTGCGCTAGGAGCTGATGCTGCAACCGAAGCATTTAAAGATTGGTTAAATATTGCAAATAAATTTGACAAGTAAATATTAATAGATTATATTGTTTGAACACTTTGAATGAAACGGAGAATGAAAAATGAAACTTAATAAAGTATTGAGAGAGCATATTGTAAAATCAATTATTGCCGATATACCAAATGTAGATTACCGGGAACAAATGCGTGTATTTATGCAGAAAGAAGCAAAAGATCAATGGCCACAAGAATTGAAAGATGCTGTTTCAGCAAACCATTTTATTGAGGGATATTTGGAGACAGTATACAAGCTTCCTTTTAGTTGCATCGGCCATGTTTCTGTGCTTAATAATAACTATCACCCAGACACGTCTAACGGAAGCGAACTTAAGCGAATGCACGGCGCACATGAATTGCAGACAGACTCTATTAATAGCATTTCATCTAAAATAAAATCAGTGATTAATGACTGCAAAACAACAGAGGAATTTATTTCTGTGTTCCCTGAATTTCTACAATACATGCCATCGTCAGAAAAAAAATTATCGAATTTGCCGGCCTGCAAAGTTGTTGAAGAAATGAAAGCCGCTGGATGGAATCCTAAAAACGGAGAACAAAAATGAAAGCAGTGCCAGTTGAAACAATAAACAAGATTATCGATAAGTTAAAAAATGACAGCGAAATCGCTCTTCTGAAAGTGCTTATCGAAACTCACACAATCGACACAGACGAAGAAGATAAAGAAAGATTCATTTCGCTTGTTTCCAGAATAAGAGCAAGAGATCCTAATGGAGCAGATTGGCTAATGGGAAAATCATGGATGATGATTCTAAAACTTTGATTAATCTTTTTGATTGGAACGATTCCCCGCAGGAAGAAGATTACTGGTGTGAAATTTCAAATAAACTAGGAGAGTAACATCATGAGAGAATATCTAACAGGAATAGTATGCGGACTGATAATTGTTTCGTCATGCTATGCGGCATTTCTGATAGGAAATTGACATATGAGATTCATTGTCGCGCCAGATTGGTTTATGGCTCTCAAGGACGATGATCTGTTATGTACAAAACAGGTTCTGGATTTGTATGGATACTCTGCCGATAGTAGGTCTGCGCGATTATATATTGAAACTAAACTGATACCGCGACCGGATAAAGTAAAAGTAATAAAGAGGATTAATAGGTTGTATTGGAGCGTAAGGTATCTTAAAAATTACTTAAAATTGCCAACTGAACTGAATGAGGTAAACATATGAGCGAATGGATTGAATACACCGGAAGCGATGAGCAGATTGCGGAGATAAGAGCATGTGTGAATGACGTGTTGTGTAGATATAAGGACGGCACCGAGCGGTTTAAATCAGATATGTTTACAGGGGATTGGAAACACCTATGGCTAACTCACTATTTGATCTGCAACCCTCGCCCACTCGCAGACATGATCTGCCAGCAAGCGCGTACAGGGCAGCCGGTTTGGGAGAAGTTTAACAAAGAGCTGGACATTGATGATAAAAAGGCGCTCGCATTATTTTTAAAAACTAATGAAATTTATCCAGAAGGGATTAAGACTTTAAGACCTGATTGGAATAACACTTTAAAAGTATTCAGCTTCACTCCTTTTGAGGAGTTAAACAAATGAGCGTAGCTTTTGTTATTTTCGAGAATGAAATAGTTAGTACAACTGATGACGTTTTAACAGTGCTTGGCCTACAAGATAGGCAAATCGTTGACAAAGAAATGTGTCTTAAGATTATTTCTATTAATGCTCATAATTTTTTAGCAGAACTAGAGAACCTCAGAGAGGTAACGGAATGAGAGGAATAACTGAAGAAAGATTGATGGCTTACGATGAAATGTGCAGCGGTAAAGATGCGTCTGTTATAGATGTTTTAAATGATTTGATAAATAATTGCTCGGAACTCAACCCTTGGCTTCCGATTGATAAGCATACGCCGAAGGATAGGGAAGTGGTGCTGTTTTGGTCTGAGCATATTGAGTTTAACCTCAAGACGAATAAACAAATCGCAGTATGTAGTGACGCTTATCTTAACCACTGTATTATAAAGCCTACCCACTACTGTGAACTACCGGAGAACCCAAAATGCTAAATAAATTACTGTGCTTTATGTGGGGATGTGTTTTGGATCCGCATATTTTGATGCGTCCTGAAGGAGAGTCATTTGGAGGTTGGTTTATCGTAAGGAAGTTTAGATCTAGGGAAATTAATAAATGCAAACACTGCGGAGAAAGGAAATGAATCATCATAGAGTGAAAGCAATACAGAAACAATTCGCATCTATAATGAATCTAAGCCGTGTTGCGGATGTTAGGTATAACGACAGGGATTATAAGATAGGTGATATTGTAACTTTTTGCGAGTACTACAACGGAGTGTATTCAAAAGATGAAATATCAGCAGTAATAGCTTACATAGACGATTTC